GTTCCCTCTTCTCGCNCTCTCGCTGCTTATATTATGGATCGGATGCTGCATATCGTATATGTACTGCTGCAGCGCGGCTTTGCTGCATTCTGGCCAGCCTGATACCCCCCATCAACGACACCCCACCCCCCAAAACTACACACGCGACCATAGTATAGGGTTCATTTCACGCATCGGAGGGTAAATAGGGTTATAACCTGTGTTATAATTTACTCATGAACCTAGCAACAACAGTTAATAATGAGCAACAGGCCGAATTTATCAGGCTTTATGTAGCTTCAGAGGATGCAGGTAACGCTGCAAGATGTGCGATTAGAGCAGGCTATAGTGAGGCTACAGCTAAACAGAAGGGCTACAGTATGAAGAGGCAGTTTGCTGAAGTCATAAAGGAAGAAACTGTTAAGCTGATAGGAGATAGTGCCACATTGGGGCTTGCAGGGATTATTAATCTGGCTAAAACTGCTAGTAATCAGAATGTTAAACTGCAGGCGTGTAAGGATTTGTTAGATAGAGCAGGGTTTGGTAGTGTTAATCAGATTGAGATCTCAGGCATGGACAATAAATCAGACGAAGAGCTTAAAAAAGAGCTAGAATTACTCTTAAATCAGAATATAATTGACGTAACTCCTACAAATGTAGAAAAAGAGGATATATTAGAGAAAACTAATAATGTTGCTGTGTAAGGGATAAGTGACAAGTCACCAGTAGTAAAACACTTTACTTTTTTGGATTGGAAATGAAACATAATATTGAGGATTGTAAGATTAAGTTAAGAGCGATACACAAGATTGCTCAGATTATTATTGATGGTGCTGGAGAGTTAGATGATATAGTTGTCATTACACTTGCTCAACAGATTCAACAAGACACTGAACTATTAAGTAGAGAAGATGACAGTAACTAAGTCAGATTTTGATCCTACGATTTTAGGACAGTATGAGTTACCGCCCACAATGTTACATTTTCAGTGGGAAGGTAAGAGAAGTGGTACAACGGTTTATAGATATATACTGGCAGAAACAATAGATCCGAATAAGATTGACTCAAGAACAAAGGTTAAAGAGGGTGAAGAGGGGATGACTCAAGATGAAGTTTGGGATAGAGTGGTGAAAGATCTATGAGTGTAGAGCAAGCTATCAAGATTGCTAAAGAACTGCAGTTTAGGCAAGATCATAATAAGCTGAAGTATTATAAGCCTTACGAATACCAAGAAAAATTCCACAACGCTAAAGCGGCACAGAAACTATTGATGGCTGGTAACAGGATTGGTAAGTCTTATTGTGGTGCAGCAGAGTTGGCTTATCATTTGACAGGATTGTATCCTAAATGGTGGCAAGGCAGGAAATGGGATAGACCTATTAGAGCATGGGCAGGTGGTGCATCGAATGAAACTACTCGTGATATTCTACAGAAAGAATTATTTGGACAGCCTGATGATCCTCATGCAAAAGGAACAGGTGCTATACCGTTAAATCTAATCGGTGAGAAAACCAGAAAACCCGGAGTTCCGAACGCCCACAACTCAGTTGTTATTAAGCATGTTAGCGGTGGCTGGTCTAGGGTTGGTTTTAAAGCTTATGAGATGGGTAAAGAAAAGTGGATGGGTGAGTCACTAGATGTTATCTGGTTAGATGAAGAACCACCACCAGAGATTTATTCTCAGTGTGTGACTCGTACAGCGGATAAAGGTGGCATGGTTTATATGACATTTACGCCTGAGAACGGAATGACTGAAACTATTGCTCAGTTTATCAATGACTTGAAGCAAGGTCAGTTTATGATGCAGGCAGGCTGGGATGATGCACCTCACATGACAGAAGATGTTAAAGAGCAGATATTAGCAGCACTACCACCACATGAAAGGAAGATGCGAGAACAAGGTATTCCTTCTCTTGGATCGGGATTGGTATTCCCAGTTCCTGAAGAAGTCATTAAATGTGAGCCTTTCGACATACCTGATCATTTTCCTAGGGTATGTGGCATGGACTATGGTTGGGATCACCCTACTACAGCAGTATGGATTGCTTGGGATCGGGATGCAGACATTGCTTATATATATGACAGTTATTCTCAAAGACAAGAAATACCAGCAGTTCACTCAGCCGCTATCAACGCAAGACCGAAATGGATTCCAGTTATATGGCCGCGAGATGGTAGGCAAGCAGATAAAGGATCTGGTACTCCGTTAGCAGATCAATATCGAGCATTAGGTGTAAACATGATGCAAGGTAGAGGTAAGAGTTGGGGCGGTTGGTTTACCAATCCACCAGTAGATAATCAGCAGGAAGGATCAGGTGGAGTTTCACTAGAATCTGGAGTCATGGAAATGCTTGAAAGGATGAAAACAGGCAGATTAAAGATATTTTCAACACAATCGGGCGTTTTTGAGGAATTAAGGATGTATCATAGGAAAGACGGAAGAATAGTTCCATTTAAGGATGACTTGATTTCTGCCATGAGGTATGCTGTGTTATCTTTGCGACATGCGAGGATTAAACACTCCCAGCCTAGGCAGTATGAAGCAGATAGTAGTTTTAATATATTTACATAGGAGAAATAACATGGGCGGATTTGTAAGAAAAGTTTTTGCACCATCACCACCGGCATACACGCCACCAGCAGCACCTGTTGCTGCACCAGTAGCAGCTAGAGTAGAACCTGAAGCATTAGCACCTGAAGCAGAAGTTCCAGCAGCAATGTCAGAATCCATCAAGAAGAAAAAGAAAGGCAGATATAGTACACTTCTTACTGGATCGGAAGGATCACTAGGTAGTCCAGATATTGAGAAGAAATCACTATTGGGGAATTAATATGGGTGTATTTAGCGCGATTAAAAAGATGTCTTTACCAGCTTTGCAGTTCAAAGACTCCCAAGGTAATAATGCACCAGCAGCAGTTAATAGGGTGGGCAATCAGGGGATGCAAAAAATTGCAAAGCCACTTGGATTTCAAGATAATCCAGCACTAGCAGACCTACCAGAACCTGCATCAGTCGCAGCAGCATCAGAAGCTGGGCTTCTAAAGAATAAGAAAAAGAAGGGTCGTTACGGAACATTACTTACAGGCGGTAAGGGCGTTACTGATGATGCAGAGTTAAGTAAAAAATCACTATTGGGAAATTAGTATGGGAAAGAAATCAGCACCAGCACCTATTATACCACCTGCATATACAGCACCTCCAGTACCGGAAGCTGTAGATCGTAAAGATCTAGACAAGCAGACACAGGAAGCTAGAGAAAAAGCAATCGCAGCATCAACATCTACAAAAGATGGATCTGCAGCACCTCAAGCATCTTTGTTATCTGAGAGAAAGTTCTGGGAAGAGCAGGAAAGTAAAAAAACATTGTTAAGATGATCGAGTTAAGACCGAATGCAGGACAAGAAGTTACAGATTGGATTACAAAAAGAGTAGGGGTTACAGCTCTTAGTGATTGTACTAATTTTGGTTTTTATGAAGAGGGTGAATTAGTTGGGGGAGTGGCATTTTATGAATACAGAATACAAGATATTGTGTTTTCAGGTGTCATGGAGAAAGGTAGTTTTAATAAGACAATGCTAAGAACATTGTTTAACTACCCTTTTATTCAATTAGATTGCCATAGAATTACTGCCTATACAGAAACAGATAATAGGCAAGCAAACTTATTCTTAAAGAGATTAGGTTTTAAAAAGGAAGGCACTATGAGAGAAATCTCAGAGCGACTAAAAGATATTCACATTTATGGTATGCTAAAAAAAGAGTGTACTTGGTTATAGGAGAACAACATGGGAAAGAAATCAGCACCAGCACCTTATATTCCACCGCCACCGGTTGATTACGCACAAGAATCAGTGCAAAGACAGAAAGAAGAAGCGGAAATGGATGCAGAAATTGTATTAGAAAGAACAAAAGCTTTGAATAAGAAGAAGTCTGGCAGATATGCAACACTACTTACTGGTGGTGAAGGCTTACAAGACGAAGCAGATGTTAAAACTCGTTCACTTCTTGGATCGGGAAAGAAATAGGAGATTATTATGGCAGTAGAGCAAATTATTAAAAGGCTTGGAGCATTAGAGTCGGCTAAAGGAACATGGACAGATCACTGGCAAGAGATACTTGACTATGTAATGCCTAGAAAAGCAACAACTACAGTAAGATATTCTAAAGGTGCAAAGCGCACTGAGAAGTTATATGACTCTTCTGCAATCCATGCCAATACATTATTAGCTGCATCATTACAAGGAACACTAACTTCAGCATCATTACCTTGGTTTCACCTAAGAGTAAGAGATGAAACACTGAATCAACAGCGTGATGTTTCTGTTTGGTTAGAGGATTGTCGTAATAGAATGTATAAAGCCTTTAGTACATCTAACTTTAATACTGAAGTACATGAGTTTTATCTTGATATTTGCTCTATCGGTACATCTTGTATTGAAGTAGAAGAGAATGGTGGAGATCTAAACTTTAGGGCTTTACATATTTCAGAGTATTTTATTGCTGAAAATCATAAAGGACAGATTGATACACTATATCGTAAGTTTGAATATTCAGCTAGACAAGCAAAGCAGAGATGGGGTGATGCCTGTGGAGCTAAGATTGACGATGCGTTTAATTCCAAACCAGATAAAAAATTTGAGTTTATACATTGTGTAATGCCAGCAGAAGAATATGAAGGTAAGAAGATCACTAAATTACCTTGGGTTTCTATATATATATGTATAGAAGATAAAAACATTGTTCATTCTGGTGGTTATAACGAATTACCATACCTTGTAACAAGATGGTCTAAGGCTTCAGGCGAAGAATATGGTCGTTCACCTGCTTACAATGCACTACCAGACATCAAAACTCTGAACAAAGCAGTAGAATTAGGTCTTAAAGCATGGGCTAAAGCTATTGATCCACCACTTCTAGTAGAAGATGACGGTGTAATCGGTAAGGTTCGTACTACTCCAGCAGGTATTACTGTTGTTCGTAGAGATGGAGCTATTAAGCCATTAGATACAGGTGCTAGATTTGATGTGTCTGACATGAAGGAAACAGAATTAAGAGGTGCTATTAAGCAAGCATTCTTCTCAGATCAGTTAGAACTCCAGCAAGGCCCTCAAATGACTGCTACAGAAGTGCAAGTTCGTTATGAATTGATGCAAAGATTACTTGGCCCTACATTGGGAAGATTTCAGACAGAGTTTTTAAACCCTCTAATTGAAAGATGTTTTGCTATTATGGATAGGAGTGAGAAATTCCTACCTGCTCCAGAAGCGTTAGATGGAATATCTATTGATATTGAGTATGTTGGCCCTCTAGCTCGTTCACAAAGAATGGAAGAAGCTGTAGCTGTAGAAAGATTGTATGAGATGGCTGCTAATCTTGCACAGATTGCTCCAGAAGTTATGGATAACATTGATCATGATTCTGCAATTAGATCTAGAGCTGAATTATTAGGCGTACCTAAGAACATTATGCGTGATCCTGCTGAAATTGAAGAGCAAAGAAAAGCTCAGATGGAACAACAGCAGCAAATGGCAGAAATGCAACAAGCACAACAAGGCGCAGATGTTGTATCGAAAGTTGCACCAGTAGCTGAACAGATCAATCCAGAAAATGTAGAATCTACACAAGCAGGGGTTGAGCAAATAATGCAGGCTATGCAATGAGTACAACAATAGCAAAGCTTAAAAAAGATTATGCTGATTGCTTTGGATCTATCTCTGGGAACAAAGTCCTAGAAGATTTGAAGTCAGCATATCAAATGCGAGAATCCTATTCAAAAGGTGATCCGTATGAAACCGCGAGGCGAGAGGGTGAAAGAGCTGTCTATCTTCGTATTATAAATATGTCAAATATAAAAGAGGAATAAACTATGAGTGAAATGGCCACAGAAGTAACAGACAACGCAGATGCGCCTGTTCTAAGTGACAACCAAGCAACAGATTGGAGAGAAGGGTTGTCAGATGAGTTAAGAGCAGAACCAACACTGGCAAACATTAACGATTTAGAATCAGCAGCTAAGACGCTGGTTCACCAACAAAAAATGATGGGAAGTAGAATCCCACTGCCTAAAACAGATGAAGAGCGAGATGAGCTTTACACTAAGCTTGGTCGCCCTGAGAATGCAACTGATTATAAAGTTGATATTCCACAAGGATATGAACAATACTATCCTGAAGAAATGATGACTTCGTTTAAAGAAACAGGGCATCAATTAGGTTTATCACCAGAACAAATGCAAGGCTTAGTTGAATGGCAAAAAGGTTCAGTAGATTTCCAAATGAATCAAGATCAAGTATCTGGACAAGCGTTAGGAACTCAAACTGAAGAATCCTTAAAACAAGAGTTCGGTGCTAACTATGA